AATATGCAGCTAGATAGAATAACCTTTCATGGAGAGAATATAAGATTTTTAGAAGAGTCATTACAAAGATTAGATCCTGATGCATACAGAGATTATATTAAAGTAAAACCAAAAGCAGAGAGTCCAACTGTTGTACCTTTCAAAGAGGACGAAGGTTTAGAAGGTATAACCGTTTTATCAGGTGATGATGCAACAAACATGTTAAATAAATTTTTACAAAAATCAGATCAACTGTCTGGTAGGAATGTAATTAATATTGGAGGTTTAGTGGACAAAACTATTAATGATGTAAAAGGTCTTGAACCTTTAGAGGGAATGAAATTATTAAACAGAGTTGTTAAAAGAGACGGAGAGTTTAAAGATTTATCAGACGAACAAATACAAAAAATTATTGATGACACAAATGAACATATCATGGGTGGAGATGAACCCATAGATGAGTTTGCTAAAGGAGGCATCGTTGGCTTATATATTTGATGCGATACGTAATACATTTGTAGATGACGAAGACAAAAGTCTTGGTAATAAACTTGCGTTGAACGATGATGAGTTTCAAAAACTTCTAGACATACCAGGTGTGTTTAGAGCAAGCGAAGCACCACAGCCACCGCCAAGACCAGATGTTCAAGACATAGAAGCTATTAATAGATTTATGCGAGACAACCCTGTTAATAAGGCAGAGGGTGGTAGAATTAATTTTGCTGCTGCAGGTTTTGCTTTACCTGTTTTATCTTACCCTATATCTTATGGTCTTGCTACAGCCCTTGGAATCTCTACGGCAGGCGGAGCTAAAGTATTAGGTGACAGAGTTACAAATTATATAAAAGATAATCCAGAAATATTAAATGATCCAAGATTTAAAGCTGCTGCTTTAGCGTTTGGTATAACTCCAAGTGGATTAGTATTTGGACCAGATGCTGATCAAATGGAAAAAACAAAAAAAGAATTAGAAGGAGTTTTAAAACCAGGAGAAACAAAACCTATAGATCAAGGCCCTATTGTAACAGGCGGATCAGAGCCACCTAAAATTGAAACAAAAGAAACTTTTCCTGCAGGCGAAACTATGAAACCCATAGTAGAGGGTTTTCCTGCGGAGACACAACAACTTCCGATTATTTTTGAAAATAGAAAAGCAGCAACAGATGATCTTAAAGAAGATTTTGACAATAAGTCTTGGCAAGATACCACAATAGTAACGGGTAGCCCTGCTAAAGGCACAAGAAAATCTGTTGGTCAAAAAACTAATATTCCGTTTTTTGAAAAATTAAATACATATACAAAAGAATATCATGGCGGTAATTTAAAATCTGCAATAAAAGAAATAGGTGGTATTCAAACTAAACCAGGTGTAAGAGATAAAACACTAGAATCTTTGTATACGTCAATAAGTAACGCAGCAAAAAGAGTTGATTTTAAATTTGATAGCACAGGAAATATTTTACAATCAGATATAAAACAATCTAAAGTTTTATTAAAATTACCAGAGTTTACAAATCAATTAAAAACAAATCCAGGTCTTATTGATAATAGAATAGAAGAATTAAAAATAGATAAAAATAAAATTGTTAATAGATCACAATTACAAGATATTTTTGGTTTAGACAAAACTAACATAAGACAAAATAATTTTTTATTTGAAGTTTTAAAAGATCAGGGCGCTGAAATTAAAAATTTACCAGGTGGAACCAAAGGCTTTGTACTTGAAGATGCTATTAACACAATAAAAGACTATGCTAAAAATAAATTAACAAATTATGAATCTAGAAAATATAGTTCTAGTTTAAAAAAGAAAAGTTCAGAAAATTATGAATTAAGAAGTAGAGTAGATGGAAAAGATTTTGTACGTTTAAATAGTCAAATTAATAAATCTATAAATAAAACTTTAGGCAAAAACGATTTATTTCTTGCTGACTCTGTTGCACAAATAGGACATAACCCCGTTCCTGTAACATTTTATGATAAAATAGAAATGTTTAAAGATAAAAAATTAGCTGACAAAATTTTTAATATTCAAAATTACACATGGCAAGGGAAAGAAATTAATTATGATACTTTAGCTAAAACATCTGGAAAATTAGAAAAAGCTCTTAAACAATTAAATAAAGTTTATGGTAAAACTGTAACAGAAAAAAACATTGGAAAAATAGAAGATGCAGCAGATGATATTAGAGAATATTTTAATAGTGCTGTAAAAGCTGCAGGTGATGTTTCAGAAAGATTACCTTTTCATAAAGAGGTAATAGGGCAGATAATTGTATCTGTGCCAGAGATAGGCGACAAATTAACAGCAGATAATTTTACTGTAGACATGTCAAATGTTGATTCAAAATTTATTATTGGTAATGTAGATTTAATAAACCCTAACGCTGTTAAATATAAAGATTTATCTAAAGAGGAAAAAATTTCTTATGGACAAAATATAATAGATCAAAAAGCAGAACAGTTAAGAGAATTTTATGGTCCTAATGGTGCTAATTATCCACCAGAAATAATAGAAGACCTTATAGAACAATTTGAATTTGGAGATGCAGAAGCTTTAGGAGCTTACGAAAGAAAAAGTTTAGGATTTAAAAAAGGAGGTGGTGTTGAGATTACTCCACTACCAAGGTTAAATTTTTCTGAGGGTGGCACAGATAATTTTGCAGCAGAGCTAGAGTATTATTTAACAAACCCAGATGCAGAACTACCAAAGATGCAAACATTTGAAGAAACATTAAATCCTATTGTAATGATTAATGACATGATAGATCCAAGAAACTATCCTTATTATGCTGATCAATTAGTTCAAGGTGGTATACGTGTAGGTGAGTTTGCAACTAGAATTTTACCTGCAACAGGAAAATTAATTTCTGATCTTGTACGAAAACCTGCGTTTAAAATTACAGGAGCTTCAGGTCAAGGTTACGTGCAGGATTACGATGAGTTACCACAAGGTGCAAATATTAAGGGCACAGGAATATTTTCTAATTTTTTAGAAAACATAACACCAACAGCAACAGAAAAAAAACTTGGTTTAGATAAATTAATAGAGGCAGAAGAACAAAAAATGAAAGATAGAGGATCCACAATTGCACCAAAAGTTTTAGGTGAAACTTTAAGTTTAGGTGTTGAGTTTGGTTCACCAATATTTCCTGGTATTAAATTATTAAAAGCGTATGCAAAAGCAAATAACTTACCGGTGGATAACGTTACAAAAGAATTACTAGAAAAAGAAGTTGATAAAGTTTTAACTGAAAGAGGTACTAGTAGAAGAAAATTTTTACAAACAGCTGGAGCTGGTGCATCATTAATGATAGCAAAAATGTTAGGCCTTGGAGATGAGTTTGCAAGAACGGCAAAAGTTGCAGAAAAAACTGTTGCAGAAACTGCAACAGGTGGCGGGGTTCCTCCATACTTTTTTCAACTTGTAGAAAAAATTAAAAAAAACGGAACAAAATTTGAATCTGAATTTGACCCAAGAGTTGAAAATAATATGCAATTTGAAAATTTTGCATTAAGAGAAAATTTAAGCACAGGAGAAATAACTATTACAAAATCTACTGAAGGCGGAGTGAGTGCAGGTGATGATATAATAGAGGGCACTTTGTCAGAAGAGGCAATTACATATAATCCTGGTGAAGTTATTATGGGCCGTGATGGTAGACCAATGAAAACACCCGTTGAATATGAAGAGATAACCGTTAGACCGGATATGGAAGGCAAGATGAAAGACGCAGAACCTGGTTTAGATTCTATAGAAGAAATTATAGAGTTATTAGGACCTAATAAATTAAAAATGTCCGAGTTAGAAGCAGCTGGTTATAACGTTAACGCTTTTCCAGATAATATTAAAAATTTATTGATAGATGACTTACAAAAGACTAACTAGAACAGTACCCCCTAAAAGAGGGCCTAATCCACAGGGGTTGAATGTTCCCTTAAAACAGGTTAAGATAGTAAACCCGGAGAATACAAATGGCAGATATGGACAAAACGTTACCAAACGTAAAAACATCAATCGAGGTTAATCCTCAAGAAGAAATAGAAATAGAACAACAGAAAGCTGAGGAAGCAGCAGATCCTGGCGTTGAAGTAAATCCATTAGAGGATGGTGGAGTAGAAGTAAATTTTGATCCGAGTAAAGTTAACATAGAGGGCCAACCTGGACACTTTGATAATTTAGCAGAACTATTACCTGAAGATACTTTAGAACCAATTGGAAATGAACTTACACAAAATTATATAGACTATAAGGCATCTAGAAAAGATTGGGAACAGTCTTACACGACTGGTTTAGATCTTTTAGGATTTAAATATGAAAACAGAACAGAACCGTTTCAAGGTGCATCAGGTGCAACACACCCAGTTCTTGCAGAAGCTGTTACACAGTTTCAAGCAGGCGCTTACAAAGAATTATTACCAGCAGAGGGACCGGTTAGAACACAAATAGTTGGTAGACCAGATCAAGAAAAAGAAGCTCAAGCACAACGTGTTAAAGATTATATGAATTACGAGCTTATGGAAAAGATGGATGAATACGAACCAGAGTTTGACCAAATGTTATTTCATTTACCACTTGCAGGATCTACTTTTAAAAAAGTTTATTATGATGATTTATTAGAAAGAGCTGTTTCTAAATTTGTGCCAGCTGATGATTTAGTTGTGCCTTATTCTGCAACTTCATTAAATGATGCAGAGTCAATAATTCAAACAATTAAAATTTCAGAAAATGAATTACGTAAACAACAAGTTGCTGGATTTTACTCTGATGTTGATTTAGGACCTCCAGGTCATATTAAACAAGACGATGTTGAAAAAAAAGAAAAAGAGTTAGATGGCTCTAAAAAAACAGGAAAACAAGAACCTATTTATAATTTATTAGAGTGTCATGTAAATTTAGATCTAGAAGGATTTGAAGACAAAGATGCAGAATTAAATCCAACAGGAATAAAATTACCATATATAGTTACTGTCGATGAAGGTTCAAAAAAAGTTTTATCAATAAGACGTAACTATCAACCAACGGATCCAAAGAGAAATAAAATTCAATATTTTGTTCATTTTAAATTCTTACCGGGTTTAGGATTTTATGGCTTTGGATTAATACATATGATTGGCGGATTGAGCAGAACCGCAACGGCTGCTCTCCGTCAATTATTAGATGCAGGTACTTTATCAAATCTGCCAGCAGGATTTAAACAAAGAGGTGTTAGAGTTAGAGATGAAGCTGCACCCATACAACCAGGTGAATTTAAAGATGTAGATGCACCAGGTGGATCATTACGTGACGCATTCTTTCCATTACCATACAAAGAACCATCAGCAACACTATTACAATTAATGGGTATAGTTGTTGGTGCTGGTCAAAGATTCGCGGCGATTGCTGACATGCAAGTGGGAGATGGTAACCAAGCAGCCGCAGTTGGAACCACAGTCGCTCTTCTCGAAAGAGGCTCACGAGTCATGTCAGCAATTCATAAAAGATTATATGTTGGTATGAGACAAGAATTTAAATTATTAGCAAAAGTATTTAAAACTTATTTACCACCAGTTTATCCTTTTGATGTTGTTGGTGGCAGAAGAGAAGTAAAACAAACTGACTTTGACGATAGAGTAGACATACTTCCTGTTGCAGATCCAAATATATTTTCTATGGCGCAAAGAATTACAATCGCACAAACAGAATTACAATTAGCTACATCTAATCCACAGATACATAATTTATACGCGGCTTACAGAAAAATGTATGAGGCTTTGGGTATAAAAAATATTGATCAAATATTACCACCACCTGCACCAATGCAACCAATGGATCCAGCACTTGAACACATTAATGCTTTAGGTGGCAAACCTTTTCAAGCTTTTAGAGGACAAGATCACAGAGCACACGTTACAGCTCACTTAAATTTTATGTCTACTAACATTGTTCGTAA